AGGAATTATTTAATTAAACTCGATACCAACAGTATCTTATTTGCAATGAAAAAAATAATTTACATACTTATATTAATTGCGATCGCACTTAGTGTTTTTAACCTCACCAAATTAGATTTCGATGATTTATTCGAAGGTGATAGTCTAATTGCGGCAATAACTATAGTAGCTGCCGCCTGCGTCATCGTCATATTGCTAATCTTGCGAATGTCGCTTTTAATTAAAGAGAGGTGGGATTTTACATAAGCTTTTGTTTCGTTTTCAGATTGTTTTTGCCATACACCTCCTAGTTCGTTATACAAAAAGAAAGCACCTTGCTTTTCGCTGTAACGAAAATTCCCTTGTGCTGTTTGCACAAGAGTTTCGGCAATAACATCGTTAGAAAAGTTTCTAGGTTTTCCTTTCTTTTCTGGATGGCGACTAGGTGCTTTCCTAGTGAGTTCTGGCCTAGAAGCTGCAGCTTGAAACTGCTGGAGCATATTTGAGATGTGTTCCAGCTCATTGTCTGAATCATTCATTTCGAGTTCTGAGTTGAAGATTGGATCGGCTAACAGGGTTTCATCAACCAGCTTGAAGCCGTGTTGTTGAGCTAAGTGAATTAAAGAACCAAGTGTGCGTCCGCCTCCTCGTGTGAAAGAAAGCCAGCGCTTGTGGCACTCACCTTCTTTATACTTTGAAGATTGCTGAGACCACTGGTCCCAAGTCTCAAGAAGAGAATCATCAAGCTCATGGAGGACTTGCCCTACCATGATCCAAATATCGTAGTCGTCTACATGCTCGACAGGCAGACACCACGTTGCTGCTTTAGCTTTCTTGATGTCTGTGTCCAAATCCATTTGTGCATCGAGTGCAAACAGAGGATTAACAACACGAATTCGCTCCCGTGCAGGAGCACCAACCTTTTCGTTTTTGTCGATGATCCCTCGTAGCAACCAATCCGGAAGCTCGGGAAGTTTTTCAATCCACTCAAAGCCTTGCCCTGGTGCTGTGAAGTACCCTTTTGTTTCAGGGTGAGCACCCATGAGAACACCTTGATGCCGCTTCCAAAGAATTTCTAGTTTTTCTTTTTGGATAACGGAATGCCAAGTATATTTGTTACGAACAAATTGACTATGCTTTTTCTGGTCTAAACGGTAGAGCTTACGCTCACGACCATCTTTACCACTAAGGATAGTTAACGTATTCGGGAAGGCACTATTAAACGGCTTTCCTGAGATCTCTTCAATAAGTTTGTAGACGCTTGGTCCATCAATATCAACCCACACAAAGCCGTAAGAGTAATTGTAAACAGGGCCAGACAACAGCCCAACGGCTTTACACTTTCCGGATTCGAGTTCGTTTTTAATGTCGTTTTTAGAGAATGGTTTCTTTTGCCATCCTGAGACGTAAGCATCTTTCTTATTTCCTAAGGGTGTTAGTGGCCAGTCAATTGGAATTAAATCTAAATTAATTTGTCCAGGAAGCAGGGATTGGTCGTTGCTGTTAGTCATACTTCTTGGGTGGGATTACCTTAGCGTAAAGAGTTTTGCTGGAAAATTCTTGTTCTTTAAGAATACCAAATGCATGTAAATGCATGTGTGTTGGGAGAAAAAAACAAGCGCCTTCTTCCGCATTTGACATGCGGCTTTTAAGTGCTGTCATCCACTCACCAACGGAAATAACTATTTCCATTGGAGGCTCTCGATTTGTTTTCTTATCCTAGAGCGACCAAATCAAACAGTTGATAAATTAAATGTTTTATTTTTTTAAGTCTTCTGAGTCTTGATGCCATTTAGAAGTGAGTCTCATTTCGCCACCGAGTAGACCGGCTGGGCTGTCTGGGTTTTCAGGCGGCTTCTCAGTATAAACAGGTTCAAACCACTCTTCAAGTTCACGCTCAGCTTCTGCTTGTGCTCTGATCTCAATCATTTTGAGACGAGCTTTTAGTTTTGCTTCAAACCAAATTTTCTTTAACCATTGGATGACAGCTTCAAGCATGTCACCTAGGAGAGCTTTAACACAGTACATATCTAGTCTTCTTCGATTTGTTTGTAATATTCTTCTACAATTTTAAACCAATCCTCGTGAAGCATGTTAAGGAACTTACGGCTGATCTTAAAAACCTGAGTACGAACAGGAGTCGAAACTAAAATGGCAGCCTGGTCCACCTTGATCTGTAAGGTTTGCTCGATAGCAATGTCGTAGGCAGCTAATTGCTTGCAAGTTTTTTTAAACTTCATGTAGCCACCAAGCAAGTCACGCCACTCCTTAGAACCTTTCTCGTATTCTTTTGGCCACTTTCTGCTGTACGGTTTAACGCTTGTCTTTAAATCAGCAAGAGTAAGTTTACCGTTAACCACAGCAATAATGTCAGGAGCACCAGCCCAAGCCCTGCCGTCGTCATCGCAACCCCAGACACGAGCCACGTCGTCAGAACCAATAGTGAAATTAAACTTATCAAGTACAGGAGACTCCGCCCACAAAACCTCAGAGAACTGATCAAGAACTTTTGGCATACCGTCCCAAAACTCTGAGTATTCACTTGAGATTTCAGGATTTTTATTACCTTTAAGATAGCATTCCATACCGTAATGGATTGCTGTACCGCGTTCAGCTGCTTGTTCCTTGACACCTGGATTGGCTTTAGACCACATCTCGAGCTTTTTCTTGTTTGCTTCGGAAGCCGTCTCGGAGATAATGGTCGTAACAGAAGGAGCTGGACCGGTTGCTAGGGGAGTTGTGTAGTGGCGTTTACCGTTTAAAGTAATACGTGCCGCAGAACTGTTTAAGTCCTGCATAATTTGATTGTTATGAATCCCTGAAGGGCCAGTCACAGGCCTATCCGCATATATTAAAATTAATATATCGCAAAATTTTGAAAACGTGAGGGAATTTATTTTCTTAATTATGACTTTATTGGTATCAATGCTGGTTGCAACGGTGCTAGGAATCTATTTTGTATCAGACAGATCATTATTACAATGAGTAAACACAGTAGGTTGCATGCTTCGTGTGCAATGGTTCGGTTTTACTACGGTGAACAAACCGGTGAAACTTTTAAAAAAATGGCTTACGATGATTATCATGAGTCAGAAGTCAAGACTCACGAAGACCTTCTTAAAAAAGAAGGTATCGATTATTTAAAAGTCCCTTTATCCCCGATGCCTCATGAGCTTATCGACCCAAGTTAAGGAAAGTGTTAACGAAGCCTGTAAAAACGTTCGAGATGCCTTAGCTTTTGCTTCCCGTTCTGAACGACCTGTTGTTCTGGGAATTTTAACCGACACCCTGGTACGACTTGAAAGCTTAGATTCAATTAACGAATTTACAGAAGCATTCAGTAACAAAAATAAAGATTAACGACCACGCTCTGTTGGTTTAATTTCAATAATTTTTTCTTTTGTTTTTTTAACAGAAGGAGAATCTTCTTTGTCTTTAAGTGTGCGTGAGATTCCATAGCTAGCTAGGACAGTAGTTACAAGACTACTGATGAATGCACTATCAATATTTTTTGCAACTCCAAAGTAACTTGCTGTAAGCACACCAAGAGCCCACGTTAAAACACCAATTGGAGCAATAGAAGAAAAAAAGTCTTTCAATTGTTTTGATCTTTTGTCTTCCATAATATTTCTATTCTTAGAATAAAAAGAGATTCGTATATAGTTTAAATGAAAAGAATTTTTGCTTTATTGTTTTTTCTAGGTACACTTCCTGCTCAAGCGCAGTCAGTGACACCAAATTTTACAACAGGGAGCATGACGCAAACTGTTTCTTCTTCTCAAACGATTAATGAAACAATTGCAATTGAACGTTTTGGAGGCACAGTAACAACATGGAAAGGGGACAACGTGTCCGCTTCTGGTGCTATAGAAGATTCGTCGACGACATTCTCAATTGTCGATACTTCATTGCCCTGGCAACTAGAAATTGTAACCCGTTCAGCAGGCATCATCGAAACAGAAGACATTACAAGAACAATCACCACCACTGCTACTACAAATACCTTATCTGTCTTCTCTCAGTAATTGGTACACCTGCACTAGCAGAAGGAACTACTAGCATCTCAGCTCAGCCACAGGCTGCAATATCAGGGTCAGTGGCCAATCAGGCAGTGCAAATAAACCAAGGTTCTCTTAGCACTCAAGGTTATGGCAAGAACCATTATTGCAATGGTCCTGTTATGAGCGTGACTCCTTACTACTTGCAAACAGAAACAGATACTTCTGTATTTACTAAGAATAGAAACTATGGAGGACAAGTTTCAATTTCTTTTCCTTTAGATTGGAATGCTGTTAATTTATGTAAAGATTTAGCTCGCAAAAGCTTAGAGAAACAAAGACTGGATTATGAGCTGGTAAGAATTAAAGAATGTATTTCGATTTATGAAAAAGGTTATATGATTCACCCTAAATCCCCGTTTTACTCATTGTGTGCCGATGTCGTTTCAATCGAGACCTACCGTAAGTCTCTACTTTCTTCCCAGAAATCTGAGCAATCCTCTTCAAGATAAATTTAAAAATTGGTTTTAAAACCTGTACTACTCGTTTAAAAACGGCGGTAGCAGCAAGTGTACCAGCAACAGACACAACGCTAGCAGCGCCTGCAGTGAACGTTGCAGTCGTCATGACTTCCTGAGAGGGGACAGGAATTTCTGCGTCTAGCAAAGGGATTTTAAAAGTATTGGTTGTTGGTCTC